GACGACACGGCCTACTGAGTGCTCGCCGTCACCGCAGTAGCGGACCCGCAGACAGCCGACGTGACCAACTTGCTCGCTCGAGTCATCGACGCGGTGGAGCCAGCCTCGATGGTCCGCTTCGGCGAGAAGGTGGCCGACTACATCGAGCGCCGAGCCGTGCAGCGGTTCGCTGGCGAGGGTGACGCTGCGTCGGGCGACTGGGCGGCGTTGGCACCGACCACCCAGCGCATCAGGGCCTCACTCGGCTACGGGGCGTCCGGTCCCATCAACATTCGGACCGAGGAGCTCTTCCAGTGGGTGACCTACAGCGCCGACATCAGTCCCTTCCCCGGTGGAGTGCAGGTCACCTCCCCGAACCTCGAGGCCATGCCCGGCTCAGCAGTCGAGAAGCTCATCACCGCCCAGCGTGGCCGTGACGACAACCCGCTCTTCCCCGGCGCCCACACGCCACCAAGGCCCGTCGTGGCGATGGACGAGACTGACATGAAGGGCATCATGTCGCTCCTGCAGCTGCACATCATGGAGTCCGTCATCGGTTCCTTCGCCGGAACGATCACCGAGGTGTCGCTGTGACCTACATCGTGGAGCACATCCGCAACGCCTTCCGTGAGACGTTCGAGGAGGTCGTGCCCGGCACCGAGTTCCACGAGCGGCGCCTGCTGCCCACGGACGGCCAGTACGCCATTGGCCTGCGCGTGGCCAACTGGCAGCACCTCCCCACGTCAGCCCAGATCGGGCAGGTTGAGCCGGGTCTTGGCGTGTTCACGGTGCAGGTCCAGAACATGGTCAAGGGCATGGACGAAGTGCAGGCCCTCAAGATCTACGATGTCCAGTGCTCGCTTGTGAGAGCGGTACTGTACCGCAATGCCCAACTTCGACTACGTTTGTTCGGAGTTGATGAGGAGATCAGCGGAAGCGCCGAACGTCCGAAGCGGATGGGTGTGCGGAAGCAGGATTTCCTCGACAATCGAGTAGGTCAGCAGTTCACGTACCTCTGCGTCACAGAGGTCTACATCGAGACAGAGATCACGCTTCTCTGATCGCAACGAGGAGGCCATCAGTGGCAACCGATGAGCAAGTCGCAGAGCAGCGTGCGAAGGTGGATGAGGCCCGTCAGGCCCTCCGTGTCGCACGCTCCGGGGGCGGGGTGACCACCTCCCGTGAGTCGGACAACGACCACAAGCTCGCCGTGCTGGAGCAGGAGGAGAAGAACCTCGCTGCCGAGCTCGCCCGCCTCACCGGCGCTGGCGTCGAGACGCCCGCCGCCCCCGAGGCACCCGCCGAGGCCGAGGCACCCGCCGAGGCCGAGGCCGAGGCACCCCAGACCGAGGCACCCGCCGAGGACCCGCAGGCCGAGGCACCCGCCGAGGCCCCCCAGACCGAGGCCCCCGGCACCAGCCGCCGTGGTGGTCGGAACCAGACGGAGGGCTGATCCAACATGGGATACTTGTCTCAGGCCGGTCACATCGGCATCAAGACGCAGGCGGCCAAGGGCACGTACCTGACGCCAGCGCAGGGCACGCCCGGCACGCCCAACGCACTCGACGGTGTGTTCCTCTACCACTTGGGCGGTTCGCTCGGTGGCAACCGGGAGCTCATGGTCCCCGACCCCGAGATCGGCGGCACCCGTGACGTGCCGGACGCTCAGCTGGGTCCGATCAGCTACTCGGGCGAGTACGAGTTCTACGCCCGCATGGACGCACTCCCGACGCTGCTGAAGGCGGCCCTCGGTTCGGCCGCCAGCACAGGCAACGGCACCTCGACGCCGTACACCCACACGGTCACCCCGACCGACTCCACCCTCCCGTGGCTGTCCGTCGAGGAGCAGATCGCCGACGGGTACATGACGTTCAAGTACACGGACGCCGTGGTCAACACCCTGCACCTCGAGGCCGACGCCACCGGCTACCTCCGGGGCACCATCGGCCTCATCGCTCTGGCGCAGGCCACCGTGACCGCCACCGCGCTGAACGCACGCGACTACGACACGACGCCGATGATCGTCGGCTCGAACGTCTGCGTGCGCTGGGCTGGCGCGGATCTCCCCGCCAAGTCGTTCTCCCTCGACATCAACAACAACTTCGAGGACGACGACTTCCGGCTGTGCAGCATGACGCTGGGCGACCTGACGCCCAAGCGTCGTGAGGTCACGATGTCCGTCTCCATCCGCCCGACCGACTCCACTCTGTGGAAAACTGCGATGTGGGGAGGCCCCTCGGCCACCGCGCCGACCGGCCAGTCGTTCAAGGACGACGTGGAGATCGAGTTCACCTCGTACGAGGACATCCCCGGCACGTCCCCGGCCGTCCAGTACTCGGCCATCACGGCGATCCCGCAGGCGATCATCGCCCCCTTCAACGTCGAGCCGTCCGGCGACGACGTGATCGAGCACGACATCGAGATCCGTGCGGTGCGACCCGTGGTCGCCACCCCCATCCTGACGAGCGTCATCGTCAACGGGCTGAGCACGGTTCGCTGAGTCCCCTGCCATGGGGTTCTGATCCGGGGGTGGCACTCGTCCAGAGAGGTCACCCCCGGATTTGCTTCCAAGATCCAGTTACCAACCAGAAGGACCCGGAGGTCCAAGCATGAGTGAAGATCCCACCACCACCGCGGAGCAGATCGAGGCCCGGATGCGTGCGGACGGCGTTGCCGATTCCGCCCCCGTGCAGGCCGACTACTTCGCCTTCGATGAGACGACCGTCGTGGACCTGCCCGACGGCAAGTCCTTCATCGAGATCAAGGCGCTGAACGAAGGCGCCCGCCGCTCCTACATGAACAAGGTCAACCGTGACGTTCGCATCCAGCGTGCGTCCGGCGATGCCGTCATGCAGCTGGCGACCGGCGAGGAGCGCCTCGCCATCCTCGAGAAGTCCATCGTCGGCTGGAACCTGACCCGCAACGGTGCCGCCGTCCCGTGTGACGACAAGGGCAAGACCGACTTCCTCAACCGGGCCAACCCGAAGATCGTGGATCTCGTCTACCGGGCCGTGCAGGACCTGAACCCGTGGCTCACGCAGGAGGTCACGGTCGAGGAGATCGACAAGCAGATCGAGGAGCTCAAGGAGCTCCGTGAGAAGAAGGTCAAGGAAGCCGAGGGAAACGCCAGCTGAGGGAGGTCGCAGAGGCGACGTTCTTGGGGCGTACGAAGCCGTTCGATCCCATGCCGGAGTCTCTGCGACTCTACCTTCTATGCAAGGCGATGAAGTGGACCCACCTGCCCAACGCAGGCGGGATCTACGACCAGCACCCGAAACTGCTGGATGACTTCCTGACCTGCTTCGAGGTCGATGGTCAGGTCCAAGAGGCCAAGCACCGAAAGATGGAGCAGGAGTCAAGGAACAAGACCGGGGGCGCTGGTAGGGTGCCCAGCAAGCGCTCTCGAGGTCGAAGGAGGTGAGCCTGTCCCGATGGATGCGACACTGACCATCCAAGTACGTGTCCTCGGGGCACAGGCTCAGCAGCAGGTCCGCCAGCTGCAGCAGCAGATCAACGCCATGAACGCTTCGAGCGGCGCTGCAGCGGGCAGCAGCGTCGCTCAGGCGGGCGTTCTGGGTCGTGCGTGGACCAACATGGCCCAGACCGTCGGCGGGGCGTGGGCGGGCCTCAGGGCCGCTTGGGCGGACGGCACGAACAACTTCAAGAGAACGATCACGACGCTCGGCAACGCCGGGCAGTCGTTGAGACGGTCCGGCCAGCAGATCGCGTTCGGCTTCACCTTGCCCCTGACGATCGCCGGCGCGGCTGTCGTTGGCTGGGCGATGGACAACGAGCGGGCCATGACGCAGGTCCGCAAGGTCTACGGCGACTACACCTACACGAGTGAGCGGGTCCGCAAGGAGACTGACGCTCTCGGCAAGACCTTCGGGTTGCTGTCCAGCATCTTCGGCGTCCATCAGGATGAGGTCATCGGCATCGCTGGCGAGTGGGCCGCAACGGGCCTTGCCGGTGAGGATCTCGCTCGAGCGACACGGGCGACGATGGAAGCCATGATGCTCGGTGATCTCGACCCCGAGCGGGCCACGAAGTCACTCATCTCCATCATGGCGACGTGGCGCACGTCGCTGGACGACATGGGTGGTGGCTTCTCGGAGTTGACCGACGCCATGGCGATCCTCAACTCGGTTGAGAACCAGACGGGCGCACGGTTCGCTGACCTCGTGGAGGCCTTCGACCGCGCTGGTGGTGCGGCCCGGCAGGCTGGCATGTCGATGCAGGAGCTCTCGGCGCTGGTGGCCTCACTGGTCCCCGCCACCGGGTCCGGCGCTGCTGCAGGCAACGCCATCAAGACGATGGTGTCGAGGATCATGGCTCCGACGCAGGAGACACTCGACGTTCTCAACGCCATCGGCATCAACACGAGCGATCCGAAGTGGATGAGCGCCACCGCCACCCAGAAGATCGAACGGATGGCGACCGAGTTCGAGAACCTCGATCAGGCCACCAAGAACGTGGTCACGTCCACCGTGGCTGGGCGCTGGCAGCTGAACCGCTTCGAAGTCATGATGTCCGACATCGCTTCGGGTACCGGCATGTACGCCAAGGGCATGGACGCTGCGTCCAACGCCACACGGCGGCAGGGCGACTACCTCAAGGAGCTCGACGCCATCATGGAGTCGAACCCCAAGAAGATGGACATTCTCGTCAACGTGCTCCGTAACGAGCTCACCACGGCGGCGATCCAGTTCATTCCGATCATTTTGGGTGTCATTGGCGCGCTGGGCAAGCTGGCGATGGCCTTCAACAACCTGTCGCCCCAGACGAAGAGTTGGATCGTCGCCATCATCACGCTGGTCGCCGTGCTGGGTCCGGTGCTGATGCTGCTGGGCGTGTTCACCACCACGCTCAAGTTCGTGTTCGAAGCGCTCGGGTTCGGTCTGGGCGTGCTCAAGGTGGCCGGGTTCCTGATCGGCACCTTCGTGAACATCCTCCTGTGGGCAGCTGCGGCCCTGCCGATCTTCGGTCAGGCGTTCATGGGTATGGCCCGGACAGTCGCCATCGCCCTGCTGGCGCCGACCGGGGCGCTGCGGGTGTTCGCCTCGAAGGTCTGGGTCGAGTTGACGTGGGCTGCTGCTGGCTTCAAGACCTTCATCATGACGACGATCCCCCGGTTCGTCTCTCAGCTGTGGGTCGAGATGGGCTGGGCTGCCGCCAGCCTCAAGACGTTCGCCTCGCAGGTCTGGGTCGAGTTGACGTGGGCAGCGGCAGGCTTGCGAACCTTCCTGCTGGTCAGCATCCCGAGCTTCGTGTCGAAGCTCTGGGTTGAGATGGGCTGGGCGGCGGCCAGCCTGAAGGTGTTCGCTGGCAAGGTCTGGGTCGAGATGACATGGGCTGCGGCTGGGTTCGCATCGTTCGCCTCCAAGGTGTGGGTCGAGTTGACGTGGGCTGCGGCGGCCATCAAGGGCTTCTCGATCACCACGTTCGCCTCACAGGTCTGGACCGAGTTGACGTGGGCCGCTGCCGGGTTCGCATCGTTCGCCGCCAAGGTCTGGGTGGAGATCACGTGGGCAGCTGCAGCACTGCAGGGCTGGATCGCCAGCCTCGTGGTCTGGTTCTCAGGCACGACCCTTGCCACGCAGGGTGTCGCTGCGGCCTTCGCCACCTTGGCCTCGCAAATCTGGGTTGAGATGACGTGGGCCTACGCCGCCATCGCTGGCCTGCCTGCAGCAGTTGCTTCGGCGTTCGCCACCGTCGGCGCCATCATCGCGACGGCACTGGGCATCCCGATCGCCGCTGGCATCGCCATCGCCGTCGGTGCGTTCGTGGCCGTGGTCGCCTTCGTGGTCGCCCTCTTCAACGACGACTTCCGCAACGGAGTCATCAATGCACTGAAGGCCGTCGGTCGTGGCATCTGGGGACTCCCCAAGGTGTTCGCCGCTGCCCTCGGTGCCCTGCTGCGGATCGTTGCCAAGATCGTCACCAAGATCATGGACTGGTTGAGCTACCTCAATCCGTTCCAGCGGCACTCGCCCTCACTGGTCGACAACGTGAAGGCCGGTGTCGCCACCATCTTGGACGAGTACTCGAGGCTGCGGGGTATCAGCGCCGTCGTCCGCTCGGCCGCTGCGGCCCATCAGGCGTTCCAGAACGCCATCGCCGGGGCGCAGGGCGCCATGGACGCTCAGGAGACGGCAGAGCAGCGTGCAGTGATCGCCAAGCAGGCCCCCGGCGCCGTCGGTGCGTTCGACAACATGGTCAGTCAGCGGTCGATGCTGCAGGGGCAGTTGCCAGCGATCGCTCAGGAGATCGGGGCACAGGCCGAGGTCGTGGCCAAGCTCGAGGCCAAGTACAAGGTTCTCGATCGTCAGGTCACGGCCAGCGAGCGTGTGCTTGCCGGCCTCGAGCGTCGACTCGAGGCAGTCAACGCCACCATCCAGAAGTCCGAGGACGCAATCGACAAGTACGCCAGCACCGGGATCACCGGGATGCGTGCCATGTCCGACGCCATCTTCGAGAACAGCATGGCGCAGAAGCGCTTGCAGCTGGCCATCATGGACCTCGAGGATGCCGGTGGCACCGTCGATGACCTGAAGGCCCGCATGGCGGCGCTCAACGGCGAAATGGAGTTGCTGACCGGCACCCGTCAGGGCCTCTACCTCGCTGGTGCGGGCAGCGACATCCTCAGCACCTACGACGCACAGATCGCTGCGGTGCGTGAGCAGCAGGCCGGTATCTCCGACAACGTGACTGAGCTCGAGCGCATGAACACCGAGCTCGAGAAGCTGCAGCGCACGGGCCAGCGACTCGACCTCGAGAACTCCATCAACTTCGATCCCCAGTTGCGGCAGATCGAGCAGATGGTGTCGGGCCTGAACGAGCTCCCCTTCGAGGAGATCATCGCCAACATCACGATCGAGCAGCAGAAGATCGCTGCACTGACCCCGCTACAGGCCAGCCTCAACGCCAAGGTGGACGCCCAGAAGGTCAGCCTCGCGGCCATCACCCTGCAGCGGGACCTCATCAAGCAGCAGCTGGACGACGAGCAGGCGAAGCTCACCGAGCTCGAGCAGGCGTACAGCGACATCGAGGCACTCATCAACGACATGACCTCCTCCATGTCGGAGTTCGCGTCTGCATCCAAGTCTGCACAGGACGCCCTCAGCGGTGAGGCTGGGCCGCTGGACGGCATCGCTGGCGACTACGAGATCCCCACCGGCACGGGCACGTTCGACACGGAGTCGTCGCTGGCCGGGATCGAAGCCATGAACGCCGAGCTCGAGAAGGAGCTCGCCGGGATCATGGACGACATGCCCGACCCCTTCGCCATGATCAAGGATAAGTGGAAGAGCTTCACCGGCTGGTTCCAAGCCTCGTTCATCGGTGACTTTGCTGGGTGGATGGGTCGCAATTTCTCGTTCGAGGGACTCGGGAATGCGTTCGGTGACATCGGCGGGTTCTTCGCTCGCAACTTCTCACTCGAGGGCTTGAAGAACATCGGTAAGGAGATCCTCGGGTTCTTCATCAACACCGGCAAGACCCTTCTGAACATCATCCTCTGGCCCTTCAAGGCAGCCATCAACCTCCTGCGCCCCATCTGGGAGCCGCTGCTGTCGATCGTCACCACCGTGATCGGAGCGGTCATCGGTGCCTTCACGTGGCTCTGGGGGATCGTCCAGCCGATCCTCATGGCCATCTGGAACTTCTTCTACACGTACATCTTCCCGGTGTTCCAGTTCTTCTGGGCGCTGGTGCAGATCGTGTTCACCTTGATGGTGAAGTTCATCGAGCTCAACGTCAAGATCATCGTCGGCATCATCATGGCCATCTGGTGGGTCATCACCCACGTGGGCGACATCATCTCGTGGCTCTGGACCAACATCGTCTCGCCCGTGTTCCGCTTCATCGCCGCGATCGCCGTGTGGCTCTGGCAGAACGTGCTGCGCCCGGTGTTCGACGCCATCATGTGGGTCATCAAGAACGTCCTCGGTCCGGTGTTCTCGTGGCTGTGGGAGAAGATCATCAAGCCGGTGTTCGGCTTCATTGGCGACAAGGCCAAGACTGTCTGGGAGAAGTTCCTCAAGCCGGTGTTCGAGGCGATCAGGAACTTCATCAACGACAATCTGATCCCGGCGTGGAACATGTTCAAGGATGTCGTCGGCAACATCTTCGACGCTCTGGCGAGGGGCGCCAAGGGCTTCGCCAACGATGTGATCACTGCGGTGAACTTCATCATCCGGGCCTTCAACAAGCTGTCGGATGGTGTCAAGTGGGTTGGCGAGAAGCTCGGCATCGACATCAATATCAACGCCATCCCCGAGGTCGACCCGATCAAGTTGGCCAAGGGTGGCATCCCGCCCGTCGATGCGAACGGCGGCCTCTACTCGGGCGTCCGGGCGATCGTCGGTGAGGGCAGCGCCGTGTGGCCCGAGTACGTCATCCCCACCGACCCCAAGTACCGGGACCGGGCGCGCATGCTGGCGCAGGCGGCGGCCGAGCGGGTTGGCCTGTTCGCTCAGGGCGGCACCGTTGGCAAGGGCAAGGAGGACTCGGGTGGCGGCATCCTCGGGTCGATCGGCAACTTCGTGAGCAACCTGCCCGGCATGGGCATGGTCAAGGACGCCGCACGTGCTGCAGCTGGCCTCGTGTTCGAGCCGATCAAGGCAGCGGCGATGCGGATGATCGAGTCGGTCCCCAGCGACTTCCTCCGTGGCTTCATCAAGAAGCCCATCGAGATGATCGAGCAGTGGATCAGGGACTCCGATCCCGTCATCAAGGGTGACCGTGGAACCCTTGAGGGGTGGAAGGGCAAGAGCGGTTCGTTCGAGGCCCTCATCAAGTACTTCGAGAGCACGGGCGTCGCTGGCGTGGCCGGGTCCACCATCCGCCCCGGTGCCACCACTCGTGGGTCGGGCAACACCCGAGCCTCGCTGCACGCGTCCGCACGGGCCGTCGACTTCTTCACCCGGCCGCCGTCGGTCGACAGCGACGGCCTGCTGGCCATCTACCGGGCCTTCCTCCCCGTCAAGGACATCCTCACCGAGCTCATCTACTCGGGTCCGGGTGGATCGAACCCCCGCAACCCCATCACGGCCGCCGACCACCACAACCACGTGCACGTCGGACTCGCCCGTGGTGGTGCGCTGGCGGCACAGCAGGTCTACGAGTTCGCCAACGGCGGACGCTTCAACGTGCCCAGCGGGGGCGGTGGCATCCTCGCCCGCATCGGTGAGGGCTTCTACGATGAGGAAGTCCAGATCAAGCCGATCAAGGGCGACAACTCCGGTGGCGACACAATGAACTTCTACGGCGACCTGTCGTTCCCGAACATCACCGACCCGGACGACGCCAAGAAGTTCATCGACAACCTCAAGGCGATGGCTGACACATGAGCGCACCACTGACCCCGCTGAACCTCGCGCCGGCCAACGACGCCACGGTGACGACGAGCAACTTCATGGCCTCTGCCACGCTCCGTCCGTGGCCGAACCGCACCAAGCTGCAGTTCCAGTTCGCCACCGACGTTGGCTTCTCGACCGACGTGCACACGGCTGAGACGGACTTCCGCAACCCCGGCTCGGCTGCCGTGTTCGCTGGCACCCCTCGACTGCCGCAGGGTGCGGTCTGGGTGCGGGTTCGGGCCATCGAGGAAGGCACTGGTGATCCGTCGGCGTGGTCAGCGTCGCACGAGCTCAACGTCACCCACCCCGGCAACTCCTACTTGGTGTCGCCCGGCCGTGGTCAGGCGCTCCCGTGGGACGGTGGCGAAGTCACCTTCGACTGGGAGTTCAGGGACACGTGCGACCTCGACGCCCAGACGGCCTACCGGCTCAGGGTGGAGACGGACGACAGCGACTCCACCTACGCCATCATCGCCGCAGTGTACGAGTCCTACGGCAGCATCGTCTCGGTCAACGACGACTACGACGACCTCGCCAACTCCGGTGGTTCGGCCAGCCTGTACGACTCGGGCAAGATCACATCGACGGTCGAGACGCTGGACGTGACGCTGCCCATCGGCGCCAAGAACGAGCTCGTCAGGTGGAGCGTCCAGACGTGGGACACCGACGACGAAACGGCTGGAGTCACCGAGCACCTCCCATTCTTCGTGGGCGACTTGCCGGTGGTCACGATCACGGCCCCGGTGACCGACATCACCACGCCGACGCCGACTGTCACGTGGACCTACACGTCCGCTGCAGGCCACGCACAGCAGCAGTTCGAGGTTCAGTTCTACAACGCCACCACTGGCGCCCTGCTGTTCACCAGCGGCCCTCAGGCGGGCGCAGGAACGTCGTACACGCCACCGCCCGGCACACTGGCCAACGGGCTGTCCGTGATCGTCACGGTGATCGTCACGTCGTCCATCGGCATGCAGGAGAGCGCCAGCGAGACGGTGGCCACCGACTGGATCGCACCGCCGAACCCGAGCTTCACCATCGACCCCCAGTTCTACGCCGAGTACGGCCGAGTGGACCTCAGCTGGGCGGACGCCCCGGAGGACCCGACCTTCGTGGAGTGGCGGGTCTACCGTCGCAACGACTCGGATGCCGACTGGGTGTACCTCGGCGCCACCGAGGATGCCGAGTGGATTGACCACGAAGCACCCCCGCTCCCTGACGTGCAGTACTCGGTCACGCAGGTCGGCGTCGCCTATGACGTGCAGGTCGAGTCCAGCCTGTACCCCATCTCGACCGACCTTTCTGTGACGACCTACATGCTCAAGGTGCTGGACGACCCCGGCCGGGTGATCGTGCTCCGCAACGTGACGAGCGACGAGTTCGCCCACCAGTACGAGGCCAACGTCATGGACATCATCGGCGCCGGTCGCAAGGCGGAGATCGGCACCACCCTTGGCCGGGCTGGTTCGCTGTCGGTCCAGCTGCGCGACATGGGCATCGAGGGCGGCGCTGGCGAGGCGTACCGCACCCTGCTGGACATCAAGAACTCGAAGGTGGCTTGCCTGCTTCGTGTCCCGTTCAGGGAGACGATCGTGGTGCACCTCGGTGACATCGGCGTCACACGTATCGCTGGGGTCGTGACCGAGCTCAGTGACGTGACCATCCCCTACACAGAGATCGTCTAACAAGGAGAAAGTGCATGAGAACCAAGTACGGCTTCAAGGAACAGGCGTCGCTCCTGTTCGAGAAGGCAGTCAGCACGTTCGTGCAGGTGTTCGTCGTGACCCTGCTCGGCATGAACAGCCTCGGCGCCGACGCACAGAAGGCTGCCGGTCTGGCCGCCATCGCCGCTGGCGCATCCGCGATGCTCGGAGCACTGCCGGTGATCCCCGACGGCCTGCCGTGGGCGACGGACTTGTTCTGGCGAGTCGTGCGGACCTTCACCATCAGCTTCGGCACCTTGTTCTTCGCTGCCAACAGCGACGGCACCTTCAACATGAGCGTCAGTGCGGCGCAGGCTTCCGCCTACGC